TGTGGTTATCTTTTTTGCGTACTGTTGCGGAATATCCCAAAAGAATTCAGACTCTCCTGTTGTTTCTTCGTGGCGAATCTTAATTTCTTTAGCTGGCCAATGAACAACATGGATCTTTTCTATGTCTGCTGCAGGTTTATCTACACATTTGTGCTCTCCTTTAGCTCCGCATTTAAGACACTGCATGACATACTTACCTTTATGGAACTCGAAATTTTGAAGTTTATCGATATTTGATGTCTTGCTGCAACTTGGGCAAGTGAGATACCTGTGAAACCCTTGGTTTACTGTAATGAACTCATTTCCATAGGCGAGAAGATTGAGTCCTGCCTTGGCGCATATCTTTTTCCAATTTAGTTGATCCAAGGTTTCTTGATATTTCTTCTTAGCTTGGTCGTCATCACAATCAATAGTGAGTGAGGTGATGAAATAGTTGGCTATCCTGTTGAGGGCTTGCTTATAGAAACCATTTCTATACAAGAAATGCTCTGCCCACAACAGCATCCCTTCAATATTCATAGGCAAATATTGAAGCGGGATATTATAAAACGGGTTAGAATACCTATCTCTACCGTTGTCTCCTACTTTAAAGTAACTTTGAGGATCGTCTGGAGTAGTCATTATTGTTCTTTTGTTTCTTCTTTGAGTTTTTTGATAAGTTCTGGTTTATCTAGCTTGTGTTTGTTTGCTTCATCAGCAACAAAAAAACCTGCAGCGTCATAATACTCAGCTTTTTTTGTATTGTTGTAATCACTTAAAGACTTTTCAGTCAGCATTCCATTTTTTTCCATAAATCATTATTAATTTTCTTCAGGGACCTTGAAAAGAATCATAAATTTCTTAGTATTCTCTGGAGAGTCGAAAGTTACACCAGGATAATATACTTCGAATCGCTCACGATCAGGGGTGTGCAGTGCCAACTGCTCTCCAACCTTAGGTTCGAACACAACAGAGTCTTCGTTTGTAAAGATAAGCAAAAATGCCAGATCATGCTCTACAATGTTTTCGACTTTTGCTTTAATTTTTCCAAAATCATTTTCAAATTGTACAGTAAGTTGCATGGCTTCTTTAATTGGTTGAGTGTATTGTCCGATCTCTGTGTAAAGCGACGGAATGTATTGCGCTGTACCAGTTTTCCCAAAATCTGCCGAAGGATTTTTTGCTCCTTTGCTCGACTTGCTTGTTCTTTTTTTGCCTTTAGGCTGATTTTGCTGCTGAGAACCTAGTACAGGTAGAGGAATTCCTCCTGCTCCCATGGCTGAGCGTGTTAAATCTTTTGCTATATCGGCTAGTTCTTGCTCGCTCCCATATAGAGATACTCCCTCCTGCACGATCTTTGTTCCTGTGGCAGAATAAATAGATTTGGAAGGGTCTTTGCTTCCAATAACTATATCTCCAACCCGGTATATACTTGCGTCGTTGTTGTTTACCATAATTTTATTGATTTTATACCTGCCTGAAGATAAGCTTCTGTTAACAAATAGCAACAAATTTCTTAAAAAATGGCTAAAAGCATCCAGATAATCAAAAGGAGCACACTTGCACTGCCTGATATTCAGTCGTACATGCTCACAATAGAGGCGGTAAACGCAGAGAATATGCCAGATAAGATTTTCGTCAAGCAGAGAATCAGAAATTTTGCAAAAGGAGATATTGATGAGACTTTCGTGGCTGTGTGCACTCCTGCACAGTTGGAAGATTTTGAAGAAGACGCGCCAGAAGACGGTACTTCTTTTTTCAGAACCAATAAAATAGAGCTAGTTGCACGTACTCCAGAGTTGTTACAAGCTGTGGTAGATTCACTTACATATGAAGTTAAAAAGTTAGTAACAGACTTGACAGATATGGAGAACTTGGGGAACACTGAGATATTCACTATCACATCCGACTCGATACAATCTACAGGACTTTAGATGTAAAATCTGTACAATTTACAAAACAGCCTAAAATTGTACAAGTTCTGTGTAAATCGTAAGTGTAAGGAAGTTAAAACAATATGCAAAAATCAAAGAAAAATACCCAAATTCTGAAAAATAAAAAAAATTGCACAGTGCAAGAAGCCATCGAGAGGTGTAAGAAGCTAAAGCAACAAAAAAAGGGTACATGGTCTTTCCTGGTACATCAGGGATTCTCTAATAAGGAAATAGAACAGATTGAAAATGCTCTCAAGGGAGATAAACCCTCACAGCATAGCCAACCAAAAGAGAACACCAAAGACTGGGTAACTGGGTTAAAGTTTACAGAAAAGTATGTCTACAACAAAGAAGACGATAAGTACGTCATGTATCTACGGGCTGCCAATGGCAATGTTGTACTTACTGGGGACGTTGTACGAGGTATTAAGGAAAACTACAGTAACTGGTACGGAAACGACCACACTATCAACGAAGTTTGCAGAAACTATAAGATTCCTAGGAATTACCTTGTTGAGATACTACGCGTACTTGGAGTCACTCATGATTCTGAGCCCATTACTGACGAGCAGCTAAAAGAGAGAGATGTTGTTGAGGTAGCTAATGATCTACTTCAAAAGAAAAAGTTTCAGCTTCATCAGGAATTTCAAAAAGCTAGTTGGAAGGCTACTGAAGAAGCTGCAAATAAATGGGCAAAATTTCAAGAAGGTGTACTAGACCCGTTCTCAAACTTCATCTCTAACTGGCAACCACCAGAATATACACCAGTTAAATATCAGAATCTTTGCTCTTCTTACGGAAACAAGTCGTTACTGGTAGGGCTTTCAGACGTACATTTCGGTGCAAAAACAAATAAAAATGAATCATATCGTGAAAAAGGCTACAGCTCAGAAAAAGCAGCAGAATATATCAAAAAATACAGTAAAGATATTGCAAAGATCGTTAAGGACAGAAATTACGGATTTGATGAGTGTGTTCTTACTTCCCTGGGCGATATTATCCACACCACAGGCTCCGGTGTCACTACAAAGGGAACTGTGCTTGTACACGATTGCATCAAGGAAGAACAGTTCACTATCGCCTTCAACAGCATATTATTTCTAATCAATGAACTGCTCGCTCTTTTCCCTAAAGTCAGAGTAGAGAGTGTTAAGGGTAATCATAATGACTTTGGTGATTGGGTACTATTTAAAGCCTTAGAAGCTTACTATAGAACAGATGACCGTATTTCTTTTGATGTGTTTCAGGCCGACCACGGGCTCTTTAAAGTAAAGAGCACATTGTTCATTGCCTCTCATGGATACAGTGCAGAGTATAAAGGAAGGCTACCATCTCCAGGTAAAGGAAGAGAAAGCTATATTGCAAATCTTTTTCTAAGTAAGCCAGAAGCACTTATTGGAGTAAAACAGAAGGTGCTATTGACTGCAGATCAGCATCACCTTGAGATGCGTGAATATGCCGAATTTGAGCATTACATGTTGTCTACCTCTGTAAAAGGAGATAAGCACAGCGAAGCTATGGGACTTAACAATATTGCCAGGCAGTCTTGTTTTGTTATTGATGATAAGGGAGTAAGTGAGGTAGTGTATTCTTACGTCGAATAGTTCTATGAAAAGACTTGTAGCCACACTGATCAGTATTCCATTTATTGCCTATAGCGGAATTACAGCTGATAAAATTCCAGGCTTTAAACTGCAGCTTGCTGAAGAAACTTATCTATCTGACCGTAATGGAGTATTAAGTGCAGATCAAATTAGCAGGGTTGAGTTGGGAAGACTTGTAAGAATATACAGAACTGATGGCTTTTACTATACAGGTAAAGTTACAGCTATCGAGGAAAGCGATTCCACATATAAAGTATATGGGGATGTAAACAACGTGAAGAACACACACTTCGGCTTCGTGCTAGCCAAAGGGGGAGTGTTTGCTGGGGCTGTGGTAGAAATAGATAACAAGCAAACCTATGTTGTTGAGCTGAGCGAAGTACACAAAGGATTTGTCTTGCAGCTGACCACCAAGTACGATAAATCTATTCTCTAGCCTATTACATTTCAGGCTGTTTTTTTGGTATAATATATTGATGTAGAAGTGTATCTAAATCACTTTACACCAACTGGGGATGTAGCTCAATGGTCAGAGCAGGCGACTCATAATCGCTTGGTTGGGGGTTCAAATCCCTCCGTCCCCACACTTTACGAATAAAATGACTCCAGAAGATATTACAAGTTTACTTTCAATCGCAAAACACTGCCTCCAGAATGAAGAAATTCTCAGTCATATTTGTTTTGAAATGAACTTGGATCGCAAGCAAGTCGAAGAACTTCTTTCCAAACTAAATTCCAGTTTCTAGTAGAATGAAAAAAATAAATTGCACTCTTCATTGTTCCGTTGTTTCGACTATCTTCTCTGATAGTTTGATTCTCGATAATGTTCTGGATAATTTGGAGCTTGACTTTTCTTCCACGATAAGCGATATTGATATTGTTTATGTTCACACCGAGGCGTTTTATCCGAATACGACAACCAAGAGAGAGGACGGAATGCTCCGATTCTTTTTCAAGGTAAAGTGTTCAGTTGCATTGTATTACA